GCTTGACTTTCTGATCGGTGCAATTACCGGGCTGAATTGGAAACAGGTTGGTACAAAAGCTGGTGATGCCTTAAAGGGTGCGTTTAGTAATGCTCAACAGTGGATTGCTGGCGTAGACTGGGGCGAACTGGCAGATACACTATACCAGGATTTGAAAGATGCTATAACAGGTCTGGATTTGTCTGGTATTGCTCAGAGTTTCTTCAAACTTCTGGGTTCTGCGTTGGCTGCGGCGGTTAGCTTCATAGGTACAGTAGTTTCCGATATTTGGGACGATATTACCGGGTACTTCTCTGATTACCTTACCAACGATGACGGCACAAAGAAATGTGGTCTTGATTGGGTTGCTGGTATTCTTGAAGGTATTTGGGATGGTATTAAGAACATCGGAACATGGATTTATGAGAACGTCTTTTCTCCGTTCATTGACGGCTTCAAAGAAGCGTTCGGTATCCATTCTCCTTCTACCGTTATGGCAGAGCAAGGCGGTTACATAATCTCTGGTCTACTGGGTGGTATCCTTGATGGTCTGAAAAATATCGGTCAGTGGATTAAGGATAATATTCTTGACCCGATTGTGGAAGGATTTGAAAAGCTAGGTGCTACCGTAAAACTTGGAGTAGAACTGGTTAAGCAGGGATGGAACTCTTTGAAAGAATGGGTCGGTGAAATCGGCTCTAAGGCGTTCGCCCTGGCGAAAGATGGATGGTCTACTGTTTCCACGTTTGTAGGAAATATCGGCTCTAAGGCGTTTGAACTTGCTAAGTCTGGCTGGACAACAGTAAGTGATTTTGTAGGTAGTATAGGCTCTAAGGCATTTGCCCTGGCTAAAGACGGCTGGTCTACAGTAAGTAATTTTGTAGGAACTATCGGAAGTAAGGCTTTCAGTTTAGCTAAAGATGGTTGGTCTACAGTGAGCAATTTTGTAGGCAATATCGGTAGTAAAGCCTTTAGCCTTGCGAAGTCTGGATGGTCTACCGTTGCTGCCTATGTTGGGAACATTGGAAGTAAGGCTTTCAGTTTGGCAAAGTCTGGATGGTCTACCGTTTCTGCTTACGTTGGCAATATTGGTTCTAAAGCGTTCTCCCTGGCAAAGTCTGGGTGGACAACCGTAAGTGCGTATGTAGGCAATATCGGTAGTAAAGCCTTTAGCCTTGCGAAGTCTGGATGGTCTACCATTAGTTCTTATGTAGGTAATATCGGCTCCAAAGCCGTGTCCCTTACAAAGTCTGGATGGACTTCTCTGAGTTCCTGGGTGGGTACTTCTGTAGCAGCCTATGTCAAGCTAAATAAAAGTGGATGGAGTTCTATTAGTTCTTTCGTAGGAACGTCTGTATCCGTAGGTATCTCCCTGTTCAAGTCTGGATGGAGTTCTATTAAGTCCTTCTTCGGCTTGTCCAGTGGTGGTACGTTGGGTGCAAATGGTGGCGTGAAATTCTTTAGTAATGCTTTGGGTGGAAGTTATAGTGCAAGTGGTATTCTGAGTGCGATACCTCAGTATGCAGCGGGTACAGCTAAAGCCCACGGTAGTATGTTTGTTGCAGGAGAAGCGGGACCAGAGGTTGTTGGTCATGTCAACGGTCACACTGAGGTACTGAATAAGTCCCAGTTGGCAAGTACGATGTTTACCTCTATCGTATCTGGTATGGCTGCGTTCTCTGATTACTGGAACTCTATTAACCGTACGCTGGTATCTTGCACCAACAGCTTGATTGTGGCTATGTCTGAGTTTGCCAAAACGGACAACGGTACATTTGCCGTGACTACAAGTTCCGTGCCTGATACTCAGGCTGATTGGCTTGACAGTATGGCTAAACGTGTGGCTACTGAAATGTGTAGTGATGATACGGCTGGTCAGTTCAGTGAAGGTATCCGTGAGGGTATGTATGAAGCGAACGCCCGTCAGAATGATCTTCTGAGAGAACAGAATGATCTTCTGAAACGTATTCTTGAAAAGGATAACACGGTGGAGATAACCACCAATTCCTTCACCAAAGCAATCAATAGGAAAAACCAGAGGGACGGTAAAACCGTTATCCCAGTATCTGTGTAAAGGAGGGGCAATGTAATGGCTGATGAATACAATCCTATAAAATCGGTTGACGGAAAAGCCGTAAGATGCCCCTCTGGGTATCAGTGGAAGTTGCAAGATATTTCTGACTCCGATGCAGGACGAACCGAAGATACGGTGATGGATAAGAAACGTATAGGGCAATGTGTGAAGCTGGAACTGGAATGGCAAAATATCACCACTGCCGAAGCGTCCTCTATCCTTAAAGCGTTCAACCCGGAGTACATAACGATTTGTTACTTGGATGCAATGCAGGGACAGTATGTTACCAGTGAGTTCTATGTCGGTGATCGTTCCGCTCCTATGTACAACTGTCAAAAGGGTATTTGGAGCAATGTTGCGTTCAATGTGATAGAAAGGTCTGGTGTCTGATATGTATAAGTGCAGTAAAGATATAATAGACCTTTTCAAGAAAAACTACAGGCAAGTTATCCGTGCTACCTTCAAAGGAAAGTATGATACCTTTGTTATTGATGAGTCTGAAATAATCCAGGGTGGGTTGACCACTGATAGGTATTCTGTTTCTGGCACAAAAATTGAAATCGGTTCTGCGGTTGCTGCGGAACTGAGCATGAAGCTGAAAAACTACGATGGAAAATATGATGACACAACCTTTGAAGGTGCGGAAATCTTTATTGAGGTGGGTATCAAGAAATGGGATGCACATAGATGGGAAAATGCCCAGGTAGAGTATATCCCGTGTGGGTACTACATTATAGATACCCCGCCCCGAAACCTGTCTACCATTTCCATATCTGCCCTTGACCGTATGGTTCTCTTTGATAAGGATGTTGATTGGTCTAAGATCACCTTCCCTATTACGGTTGAAGAACTGGTTAAGAAGGTATGTGAGATTTGTGGAGTGACCTGTGGTACTGATTTCAGTACCCTGGTCAACCATAGTTATACAATAACCAATGCGCCTGCTCAAACTTCTGATCTGACATGGAGAACGGTAATTCAGTGGTGTGCTTTCTTAACCGCTACCTGTGCTTTCATGGATTATGACGGAGTATTGCAGTTGCAGTGGTACAAACAAACGGATTTTGCTGTAACACCTTCTGAGAGATACAGCAGTGATATGTATGAGAATGACATTACACTGACAGGTATTGTTTACACTGCAAGTGACAGTGGTGTGTATGTGGCAGGTGATACAGACTATGCCCTGACCTTTAGCAGTTGTAATATCTTACAGACTGATATAGAGTCCACGCTGAGTAACATTTACTATGCTGTCAGAGGGTTTACATATCGTCCGTATGAAGCAACTATCAAGTCTGCCCCATTCCTTTATCCTATGGATATGATAGAGTATACAGACTCCAAAGGGGTAGTGCATAGCACTATTGTAACTCATGTCACCTTTACGGCGAACAACAACACAACGATTGCCGGGTCTGGGGAAACGTCCACCAGTAATGATTATGCTTCTGCTTCTGGACTTACCACTCAACAGTCCCAGGCTATTCAGGACGTAAAGAACTCCATTGAGGTTACTATTTCCTCTCAGGAGTTGGCAGGTCTGGATGTAAGCCAAACCATTGCAAATGCTATGGGTTACAACCTTACTATTCTGACTCAGGACGGTGAGGACAGCAAGCAACTGTACTACATTCACAATGCTGCTACATTAGCTACCAGTGACAGTATCTATACGATTGCAAGTGGGCATATCGCCTGGACTAATAACTGGAATGGTGGAAATGCCAAGTGGACAACTACCATTACCCAGGAGAATAATATTATCCTCAAAGTGCTTAGTCAGTACAAACTATCTGGAAGTAATATTGCGGATGGTGCAATCACGGAAAGTCACCTGGATAGTGCTTATACCAATAAGGTTGATTTGGCAATAGGTACAGCCCGTTCCGCTGCGGTAGATACCGCAAAGGATTATACAGACGGGCAGATGGATGAAGCAAAGGAATATGTAGATGGTGAAATCAGCGGTGTAAAGACCTACGCTGATGGTCATTTGGAAACTGCAAAGGCTTATACCGATACCGCTTTAGAAGCGGGTAAACAGTATACAGATGGTCAGATGGACGAAGCGAAAGAGTACGTGGACTCCGAAGTGCAAGGGTCTAAAAATTATGCTGATGAACTCTCCAATGCTATTATTGAGAAATTTGCTGACTACATGGTTAGGAGTGAAATTCAAGCCCTGGCACGAACCATCTTTATCCAGGGGAATGATGGTGTGGAGTATGCAGGGAAATTAAAGGTGGTAAACGGCAAGCCCGTATTTGAATATGACACCACGGAAGGAGGTAGTACAGATGGCTCAGATAATTAGAGAGATCAGTGTTGATGTGGCTCAGTTGAACCGCTTTTCTGCAATCGTGGCAAAGCAGTACGATAAGAGTTCCCGTTTCTTAAAGGTTCATCTTTTGAACCAGGAGGAACCTATTAGCATTGAACGTGGGTCTACAGTAGTGATCAATGCCCGAAGGGAGGACGATGTAGCCAAGTCTTTTGCAGGCGAAGTCAACGATGATGGAACGGTTACCGTTCCGCTTACCTACTGGATGCTTGAACTGGATGGCACAGTCAAGTGTGATATTTCCATCATTACAGGTGAAGATACCATGCTGACAACTACTCTATTTGAGTTGCAGGTTGAAGAAGCGGCTGCGGATGATGAGTCTATCAGCAATGATGATGACTACGGTATTCTCATTGAGTTGATCAATTCTGTGAAACAGGAGTCCATTGCTCTTACGAACCAGTATGAAACTTCTGCAAAAAATCTGCGAAGTCAGTATGAGAGTTCTGCCCAGAGCATGAAAAATACTTATGAAGCAAGTATGACCCAGGCAGTGAAGGATTGTGAAGATGCAGTTGCGGCTACTCAGCTTGTGACCGAACCTTTCTTCATTGTCGATAATGACAACCATAAACAGTACACGGCTGCAATCCAGGTTACGGGTGGTAAGCCTATTCTGGTTTATGAAGAACTTACGTCTTAAAGGAGGATAAAACAATGGCTAATCAGTTTGGATTTGTGTCTGAGGACACATACGCTGAGAAGATGGATACCCAGAATATGTTTCTGGCAGCTATCCTTGATGCCCAGGGTGGTAGTGTGAAACCTACTTCCTGGCAACAGGTTCAGACCCTCAATAGAGCAGGTCTGGGCAGTAAAATTTTTGCAGTAGGAGATCAGATGACTTGTGAGCGAAGCGGTAAAACCCTTGCGTGGGATGTGATTGGTATTGACCATGACACGCCTGCTGACTCCCAGTTCAATCACACCATCACCTTACAGTTGCACGATTGCTTACAGACCTTGCAGTATGACCGTGAGGAAGCGTTTTATTATTGTGAAACTGAACTTGTGGCTGGTACTTACAATGTGACCTTCGGTATTTCCTGGGGAACCAACGTAGTGAGCGGAAAGTCTTATCAGTTTACACTTACCAAGGCGGTTCCCGCTGGTGGACAGTTGGTCGGCTTCTACCGTGCGCCTGATACTGCACCTTCCACCTGGACTGTGGCTTCTTATGAGAGTAGCAAGTCTACTACAGCACTTGAAACCGTAGCTGTCAGTGAAGGAACGGGCGGTACGTCCCTTTGCAATTCTTGGACGGCTGCAATCAATGGCAATGTGAACTCGTTGCATAGAGCAGCTTACGGTTCTAACAACTGGGTTGAGTCTGCTGCAAGACAGTACCTCAACAGTGATGCCGCTGCTGGAAGCGTTTGGACACCACAAACCAAGTGGGACAGACCTCCTTCTTGGGTGACTACTCAAGCAGGATTTATGAATGGTTTGGATGCTGACTTCTTGGCAGTGATCGGGGAAACCGAAAAGGTAACTACTCAGAATACCGTTTGTGAGGATGGTAACGCTCAGACCACTAAGGACAAGTTCTTCTTCCTGTCCAGACCCGAAGTGTTCTGTGGCGTGGAAAGAAGCCAGGTGGATGAGGGTAGTCCTTATCCATACTACTCTGATTACTCTGACTACACCAGTCCTAACACGGGTGCTGATAAGAACCGTATCAAGTATCTCAATGGCTCCGCTCAATGGTGGTGGCTGAGAACCCCGAACGCTGGCAGCGGTTACGGCGTGCGTAGCGTGTACACTACGGGCGGTCTGAGCGGCAACGGTGCCAACTTCAGCAGTGGCGTTGCCCCGGCTTGTAATGTTATCTAAAATCAGAAATCCACCCCGTTAGGGGTGGGAAAGGAGTAAGGAATGTCAGTAGTTAAGTCCAAAAGAGGTGAGTCCAAACTAAAGGTTATTACTCAGGCAAATGAGTTGGCTACCTACACCATCCATATTTGTAGCAATGAGAAATGCTTCCCAAAGCGTTACCGTTGGTGCATTACAGCAAAGATCGTAGATGCTGCTATTGATATTAACAATTATGTCAATATGGCAAATTCCGTCCGTGTTGAAGATGACCCGGCAATGTGGGAGATACGAAAGGGGTATCAGGTGAAGGGATTAGCTGCTACATTCTCCTTACTCTCCATGATGGATATTGCCTACCGTACTTTTGGAATTGAAGGAAAACGTATGGAGCATTGGACAGGTCTTGTGATTGAAGTTCAAAACCTCATACGGAGTTGGAATAGGTCTGATAAACAAAGATATGAAAATGTGGGTTGACGGTTGTAACATAGGCGATTACCCCGAACGCTGGCAACGGTAACAACGTGCGTAACGTGAACACTACGGGCAATCTGAACAACAACAATGCCAACAACAGCAATGGCGTTGCCCCGGATTGTGAGAATAGCTGGTATTAAAGTAGACAATAGTTGAAATCAATGCACTCACACAAGGAACCGTCATCCCGTCCTTACCCGGTAGGGAGGGAGAAAAGAGAACACTGATGTACCTACCGTCCTTACGGTAGAGGTACTATACACGGTGACCAATATATTACGGGAGAGACAATCTATCATGCAATCCGATGTTAAAGATGAAGTCTGCGACTTCGATAATCTGTATCGTGCTATGCGCCACTGCAAGCATAATGTAATGTGGAAGGACAGTGTAGCAGGGTATGTTAAGAATGGTTTGGTCAATGTATATAAGCTGAAACATAGTCTGGAAAACGGAACTTACAAACTGGACAAGTACACGAACTTCAAGGTCTACGAACCGAAGGAACGTGACATTGTGAGTACCCGTATAAAAGACAGAGTATTTCAGAGAAGTTTTTGTGATCATTACTTCTACAACCAAATGACAAAATCATTCATTTACGATAATTGCGCTTGCCAACTAAACAAAGGTACAGAGTTTGCCAGAAGAAGGTTGGTAGCACATTTGCAGCAATACTACCGTGAGAACGGTAATAGTAATGAAGGTCACGTTTTACAATGGGATTTAACAAATTTCTTCGGTAGCACCACCCATGAATTGGCTATGAACGCTGTCACAAAGCGGGTGGATGATGAGTGGTCAACAGAAACCGTTCAAAATGTAGTCAACAGTTTCAACCAGGGTGATGCCCCGGATGTTGGTATGGGACTTGGTTCTGAAATGACTCAGCTTATACAGTTGGCAGTATTGGATGACCTTGACCACTTTATAAAAGAGCAACTTCATATCAGGCACTATATCAGATATAACGATGATGCAATGATCATTCACCCGGATAAGGAGTATCTGAAATATTGTCATAAGAGAATTGAAGAATGGCTTACTGAAAGAGGTTTGAAATTAAGTGCAAAGAAAACACGTTTGTACCCTATTTCCCAGGGCATACGATTTTTGGGTTTTCGTTTCAAATTGACTGATACACAATACGTGGTTGTCACTGTTCTTCCTGAGAAGATTTCTCACGAACGCCGTAAATTACGGAAACTTGTAGAGAAAGCAAAGAATGGTGAAATGACCAAGGCTGATGTAGACCATGATTATGAAAGCTGGAAAGCCCATGTAGGTAACCAACACAAGAAAGGGACTAAGAGTAAGAAGGTTCACCGGGATACTCACAACCTTATCTTGTGCATGGATAAATATTATAAAAATTTATGGAGGTGACGGTTATGTTTGGTTACAAGTCCACCAGAGAGCAGTTGCTTGAAGAACGCCGTAAAAATGCGGAGTTGCAAGCAAAGTTGACCAAAACCAATGCTGACATTGAGTACATTGCTATGATGACCGATGTTGACATTGAAGATGATGAGGAACAGGAGGTACAGGACAATGAGTAAGAATTACGCAAAAGTCAAGGGCTTCTACGAAACTGGGCTGTGGTCTATCCGTAAGGTACATGATGCAGTCGGCAAATGGATTACCCCGGAGGAATATGCAGAGATCACCGGGGAGGAATATACGGAGGATTAAACAATGCAGATTGATGTCCCTATTCTCATTTCTTTCTTGTCCCTCTGCATTGCCGCTGTAGTAGCGATTACCAATATCAAGCGGGGAAAAACAACGGAGGTCAAGCAGGAAACGTCTGAGATGACCACCCTCATTGTGAAGTTGGAGAATATCAACAATGGCGTGAATGAGATTAAGTCTGATATGCGTAATATGAGAAACGATATTCAAGATTTGAGGGACAGGTTAATCATCGTGGAGCAATCCACTAAGTCTGCCCACCATAGACTGGATGGGTTTGAGGGTGTACGAAACGAACACCCTGATAGTAAATAAGCGTTAGAACAAAGGTTCTAATATAGGCTCAATGGGGCTATGAGTACAGACCGTACTTGTAGCCCCTATTTTCTTTAAGGAGGTGACGGCAATGAAAATAGGAAGGATGGAAAAGGCTTTGAGAAAAAGCCCTATCAATTACTTTTCTGATTTGTTCGTTGTAACAATGGTTCTGGGTTGGATTGTAGTGCTGGCTATTATGATAATCGTTGCTATCTACGCAACCCTGACTTATTGCGATACTTCCATGTGGTCTGACATTGCAAACCTGGTGACAATTCCGCTCTCTTGCGGCGGTGCTATCTGGATGATCAAAAATTCCGTCCAACACGCTATTGCCAATAACCGAGGAGAAAGGGCGCACATGGACTTTCCCAAGGTGAACGCTGATGGGGAAATGGATGGTAATGAGGAAATGGTGCAAACCGAAAATCAAACAGAAAGTGAGGAAGTAATGGGATGAAAGAGAAATTAAGTTCCAGAAAGTTCTGGGTAGCCCTTGTGGGTGTAATTACTGGTATTTGCGTTATCGTGTCTGGCAATATGACAGAGGGCGTGGCTACGGTAATTGCATCTGTTCTGAGTTACATTGTGGCAGAGGGCTACATTGATGCTAAAGCTGTTAAGGCAGCTTTGGATGTTGTTGATAAGGTCGAAGATCAAGTTGACTTGACTGAGACAGAAAGTGAGGACAAATAATATGGCTTACACAAGAAATACGATTGTAAAGCAGGCGCAGGCATGGATTGGCTGCAAGGAGTCTGATGGTACGCACAAACAGATCATTGATGTGTATAACTCCCATACCCCTCTGGCAAGAGGTTATAAGGTTCAGTATACAGACGCTTGGTGCGCAACTTTCGTTTCCGCAGTTGCTATTAAGTGCGGGTACACGGCTATCATTCCTACAGAGTGCGGTTGTGACAAGATGATTGACCTCTTTAAGAACCTGGGTGAGTGGGTGGAAGATGACTCCTATACTCCATCTGCTGGTGATGTGATCTTCTATGATTGGCAGGACAGCGGTTCCGGGGACAATACGGGAAGTTCTGATCATGTTGGTATCGTAGAAAAGGTCAGCGGTACTACTATCACGGTCATTGAAGGTAACTACTCTGACTCTGTTAAGCGTAGAACTATCCAGGTCAACGGTAAGTATATCCGTGGCTATGGTGTGCCTAAGTACAATGATAGTACCAGCACGGTTACCAATACTACCAACACCTCTAAGGCTGCGAATAATACCGCAGACCCTAAGACCATCTGGAATTACCTTATGGGTAAGATCGGTAATGCGTTTGGTGTGGCAGGACTGATGGGCAACCTTTACGCTGAGTCTGGGCTTATTCCAAACAATGTACAGAATACCTATAACACTAAGCTGGGCATGACCGATGCTGAATACACGGCTGCGGTTGACAATGGAACCTACAGCAACTTTGTAAAGGATAGTGCAGGTTATGGCTTGGCTCAGTGGACTTATTACACCCGCAAGCAGGCTTTGAAAGCCTACGCCGATGCTCAGAGTGCTTCCATTGGCAATCTGGAAATGCAGTTGGGCTTTCTTTACAAGGAACTGTCTGAGGGTTACAGCGCAGTGTTGACCACGCTGAAAAATGCAACTTCTGTTTTGGAAGCGTCCAATGCTGTTCTCACGAAGTTTGAAAGACCTGCAAACCAGGGTACCACTGTCCAGTCCACCAGGGCTTCTTACGGACAGAAGTATTATGATACCTACGCAGGTACTTCTACCTCTGGTTCTTCTGGGACAAGCACTGCTGTAAATACCAGTAGCACTTCTGGAAATACCCACACGGTTGTCAAGGGAGATACATTGTCTGCCCTGGCTAAGAAGTATGGTACTACGGTTTCCGCTATTGTAAGTGCCAACAAGAGCAAGTACAGCAATATCACTGCAAGCTATATTGTAGTGGGATGGGTACTTACCATTCCTACCAGTGGCAGCAGTTCTTCCAGCGGTAGTACCTCTACTGCCAGTACCACTAAGAAAACCGCTACAGATGCAGCGGCTTCCTTCTTGAAATCTCTTGCAGGTACTTATGTAACTACTACAGCTTTGAATTGTAGAAATGGTGCAGGTACAAGTAAGAGTGTTCTGGTGGTTATCCCTAAAGGGCATGAGGTTAAGAACTACGGTTACTACACTACGGCTTCTGGTGTGAAGTGGCTTTATGTCCAGTTCACCTATAAGGGAGTAGTGTACACTGGCTTTGTAAGTTCCAACTATCTTTCTAAGCAGTGATGATTTCTTGCATACTTCTTAGGTTCTTCAATGACTACAGATTGTACCAGAATAGAGCCTGATCTAAGGATTATCGGATATGACTCCAATACTGGTGCATTGGGTTCTAAATCCGACTCTGACCTACCGTCTTTATTTAGGCGGTAGGTTTTTGTTTTCAGAGAGGTCAGATTGTAAGCAATCGTGATCTTGAAAAACCCGTCAGGCTCATC